GACCCGCTAACGCGGGGTTAAAGCAATCGCTGAAATCTCAAACAGGAGGCGAATAAAATGGCAGGAAGAAGCGCAGGATTTAGACATTCTGAAGACACAAGAAAGAAAATAAAAGCCAAACAACTCATAAACAGACTGCATAAATGTGCTATGGGCGAAAACAAGATGGATAGCGTACAAGTTAAAGCAGCAACAGCCTTATTAAACAAAGTCTTACCCAATTTGAAGGCAACAGAGCTTACAGGCAGTGTTGACGGCAACGTATCAATACAAATTGTGAAGAGCTTCGATGCTGTTCCTGAAGACGATGCAAGTCAGACTTCCTAACAACGGTTGGCGGCCTCGCAACTATCAACTGCCCTTTTGGAACGCTTGGATTAACGAAGAAAAAGACCGAGCTATTGAGATCGCGCACCGAAGATGGGGCAAAGACGACGTTGTTCTTCACGGCACGGCCATTAAGACACAAGAGCGCGTCGGAAACTATTGGCACTGTATGCCGAAATATGTTCAATGCAAAACAGCGCTATGGAACGGCGTAAACGCTCACACTGGACGCCGCCGCATTGACGAAGCCTTTCCTATGGAAATGCGCGCTTCGACTTCTGACAGCGATATGATGATAAAGTTTAAGAACGGTTCAACTTGGCAACTGATAGGTTCTGACAGCTATAACAGCTTAGTCGGCGCAGGTACGGCGGGCATATCATTTTCAGAATGGGCTTTGTGCAACCCTTCAGCGTGGGGATATTTCCGCCCCATGCTTGAAGAGAATAACGGATGGGCTACGTTCATCACAACACCGCGCGGGCGCAATCATGCTAAGGCTATGTATGACTTAGGCATGAATTCGGAGCGCTGGTATGCTGAAGTGAGCGGCGTCGCTCAAACAGGCGCGCTCACACAAGAGCAGCTTGACGAAACGTTAGCTGAATACACCGCCATTCACGGGCCTGATTTGGCGCTGGCCTTGTTGCAACAAGAATACGATTGCAGTTTCAACGCGGCTATTCCCGGCGCTTACTACGCCCGCGAAATGCAGACGGTCCGCAAAGAGAAGCGCATAACAGACCAAGTAATAGCGGTTGAAGGTCAGGGCGTTCACACCGCATGGGATTTGGGAATTTCGAAGGGCGCGCTGTCTATCTGGTTCTTTCAAGTCGTCGGGTTTCAGATTTATATTCTTGACGTGATGGTGACGGGCGATCTCGGCATTGACGAAGCAAAGCGAGAGATTGACGAACGCCGCGAACTGTACGGCTGGACAAAGGGGACAGACTTTGTGCCGCATGATGCGCGGATTAGAGAATTAGGCGCGCCGGGCGGACGCACACGGGTTGAAACAATGGTTGCTAATGGCTTGCGTCCATCCATAGCGCCAAGCCAGTCCATTGACGACGGGCGCAACGCAGTAAGGCAAACATTGCCGTTCTGTGTGTTCCATCCAAGGTGTGAAGAAAAGGGAATAGCAGCGCTAGAAAGCTATCACCGCGAATGGGATGACGACAAGAAAACGTTCAAGAAAACAGCCGTTCCAGATTGGGCTTCACACCCCGCCGACGCATTCCGTTATCTGTCCTTATGTTGGAAATCAGTTGAAAAAGCCTTCAAAATAGTCAAACCCGTACAACAAAGCGGTTCGGTAATTCTGCACGGCGCGCCAAAACCGCAAAGTTCTAAGAGGATTAAAATCTAATGGACATGCAAGACAGCGACGAAAAGCCAGTAAATCACGGCAAGTCAGAGAAATGGATTGAAGCCATTAAGGAAGCGGAAAAGTCTTTCGAAAAATACCATAACCGTTGTGACAAGTTGGCGAAGATGTATGCAGCGTCGTCAGCAGGCGAAAGCACAGAGCGCGAATTCAATATTTATTGGTCAAACGTTGAGGTTCTGAAGCCGTCCGTTTATGCCCGCCCGCCCGTTCCTGTTGTGGTGCCGCGTTTCAAAGATCTGAAGGAACTGCCCCGTAAGTCGTCAGAAATGCTCGAACGAACGCTAATAACAAGCTTCGAGCTTCAGGACATTGACACGACGATGAAGTCAATCAGGAATGATTATTTGCTTTTTGGCCGTGGCGTCCCTTGGCTTCGTTATTCGGCTGAAGGCGCAAATGACATGGAAGAAGCCAATGTTGAGTTCAGCGAAAGCGTTGAAGTCGAGCACTGTTCACGCCGCGACTTCATTCATGAGGTTGCGCGCAAATGGTCAGAAGTATCATGGGTTGGAAAGCGCGCCCATTTGGACAAGAAAACATTTGTTGCGCGTTTCGGTAAGAAGTTCAGCAGCGTCAGGGCTAAGAAGTTCGAGGGCATGGACGGCGAAAAGCACGGGTCGCCTAAAGTTCTCGTTTGGGAGATATGGGACAAGACGACGAAGCGCGTCATATGGGTTTCGCCGCAATCAGAAAAGATTTTGGACATTCAAGAGCCTATGCTTCAGCTTGAAGGCTTCTTTCCCTGCCCGCGTCCAGCTTACGGGACATTGCCTGAAGACAGCTTAATTCCTGTTCCTGACTTCATGTACTACAAGGACCAAGTTGAAGAGATTAACGAGTTTACGGCCCGTATTTCAAAGCTTGCTGAAGCGCTAAAGCTTAAGGGCTTCTACGCAGCAGGCGAAGGTGAACTAAAGGACGCAATCGAAGCCGCCTTGATGGAAAACGACAATAGCGCGACACTTGTGCCAGTCTCAAACTTCGCGGCATTCGGCGGTAAGTCACTAAGTGAAGCTATTGTCTGGCTACCATTCGATCAGGTTGCGCAGATTGTACAAATCCTTATCGGGCTTCGTAAGGAGCTAATCCAAGACGTTTACGAAATTACGGGCATTTCAGACATTGTGCGCGGCGCAAGTGACCCGAACGAAACAGCGTCAGCGCAGAAGATTAAGGCGCAATGGGGCAGCGTGCGCATTCGTGAGCGTCAAGGGGAACTGGCGCGCCTAGCCCGTGACACGTCGCGCATTATGGCTGAAATCATGGCTGAAAACTATCAGCCTGAAACGTTCGAACAAATGTCTCAAATGGACTTACCGCGTGAAGAGGTTATTCAGCAACAAGTTCAGCAGATTACAGCGGGCGCTCAACAGCACATTCAGGCCATGCAGTCACAGCCGCCGCAACAAGGGCAACCGCAGCAAGACCCAAATCAGATAAAGCAGCAAGTCGAACAGCACATTGCAAAGCTTAATGAGACAATCACTCTCGAAAAGATTGTGAAGCTATTCCGCAATCAGCGCACCCGTTCCTTCCTGATTGAAATCGAGGTTGACAGTACAATTCAGCCTGACGAAGACGCAGAGAAGCAGCGCAGGACAGAGTTTCTAACGGCCATAGGCGGTGCTATCTCTCAAATGATGCCGATGGTTCAGGCCGCCCCCGAAACAGGCGCGTTCGTTGCAGAAGCGCTACGGTTCACGGTTTCAGGCTTTAGAGCCGGGCGGCAGCTTGAGGGCGTCATTGAAGAAATGGCGGATAAGCTGAAGGAAGCGGCCAAGGCTCCGAAACAGCAAGGTCCGTCACCTGAAGAGATTGAAGCCATTGTTGCCAAGAGCGTTGAGGGCAAGAGGGTTGAAGTCGAAAGTATTAAAGCCAAGGGCGCAACAGCCAAGTCAGAACTGGAATTGCTCAAAATCAAGCGCGAAATGAATGCGCCACCCGAACCAAAGCAAGCGCCTAAGCCCGAAGAACACCCTGAAGCGATACATCAAAGACAATTAGCTATTGAAGATCATAAGCACAAAAATCAAAAAGAACTGAAGGCGATGGAATACAAGGCCAAAGGTATAGAAGTTAACATGGACGGGCAGCCGACAACACTTGAATTGCTTCAGCCGATTTTGACGGGCCTAGCGCAAATCATGCAGCAGCTTGGAATTCAGCAACAACAAATGATTGAAACGCAGCAGCAAGTGGCAGCTTCATTAAACGCGCCTAAAAGAGTTGTGCGCGACCCTGAAACGGGCGAAGTCATGGGCGTTCAGCCAGTTTTGCAGTCGGTCAAATAGATGCCCTTGGTCTTACGCAGAGACAAAGGCGCGCCGCTGACGCATGACGAAGTTGACGACAATTTTCAGTTCCTGCTTGACCAAATTTTAGCCCTTGTGACGCCCGCGCAGCTTCAAGCCGCCATTGACAACGCGATTGATGCGGATAACACACGGGACGACACGCAATATGTGGAAAGCAATGATTTACCGCCGTTACCATAAGGAGTTAGCATGGCACTATTAGCAACAGACGAGTTTATTGTAAGGCGCGGGGGCGTCGAATACAAAATGGACGCCGGGCAACTTAAGGCGTTTTTACAGGCCAATTATATCGCGGCTGACATTACAGCACGGGACGCTTTGACCCTAGATGTTTCAGACGAAGTTTATGTTGTTGACGCCACAGCAGACGCAACTGTTGACGCAGGCGGCGCAAAATACATTTGGGACGGCACCAACTTCTTAAAGCTTGCTGAAGATGAAAGCTTTGACGTTGCCGTTGCTCCGACGAATTTAGGTTACACACCATCACCGACGAATGGTCTTGTCACAAGCGACACAGGAACAGACGCCACAATTCCAGCCGTGACCGCGACGAACGCGGGCCTAGCAACACCTGCAATGTTGACTAATAGCCATGTTGCAGCAACGTCAGCCGGAACCGTGACGACGAACCCGATTACAATCGGATCGGGTCAAGAAGTCGGTTTTAACATCGGGCAGCTTGCGCCACTTCCATAAATGGCAGCTTCATTAATTGATAAGCTTGCTGCGTCTCGTCTTGGAATAAACGGTGAAATCACCATCCAAGACATTATTCAGCTTATCCCCATTGTTCAGCAGTTCAGCGGTCAATTCTTGTGCGACCCGAATGAGTACAACGGATGGGGGCCTATTGGCTTTGTGGATAATACGAACAGTCAAGACCTTGGCAACGTTGGTGCGGCTATTTCCCGCGTTGCGGGCGGCTTTTCTTTCCCTTTTGACGTTAGGCTAAAGCGCTTTGAGGCATGGCACCAAAACAACAATAATGATTTGCAGGCTTGGGGTTGGCGTATTGCGTCACAGAGCAAAAATGCAAACTCGAACACCGTTACATTTAATGACTTGTTGCGGGAATGCGTTGGCGATGGAGCGACAGCAGTCGCCCCTAGAAATTATGGAAACACGACAACCCAAAGAACGGAAATCCCATTCGTTAATTCAGACGTGATACCCGCTGGCGATGTTGTAGTTTTAGGCGTTGAAGCGCCGACAGCGGTCACAACAAACCGATATGTTCGCGTCATGTCGGGCTTCTTTGAATTCGAGCGCGTCTTTCCATAGGGGCTAAAAAATGGCCTTAGATTGCTATGTTGAAGACGGTTTTTGGGCGCTTGATTATACGGTTTGTGACGATTGCGTTAGTGATGCCGCAATTTCACGACGCGGCGGCGGGGTTAGCGCTGAATATGCAAAACAAGCGGACCTCGCCAAAGCTGCATTCGATAAGCGAGAGCTTGAATGGGACCGTGACCTATCCCGCATTGTTGAAAGCGTGTTTAGCCGGGAATTGAAGAAATCCGATATAACAGCGCCGCAAGAGGCCAAGCCCACAAAGAACCTAAAGAAGCGCGCAACACTCTCAATTTACGACGTAGCAAAGACGCAAAACCTAGCCTTTGAACTGTCTGAAATCCGCAAACTTGTTGACGCTTACGCTGACCTTCAGCATTCATTATGGCTTGACATAATCCGCCGCCGCGACGAAGACGCATTAATTCTGTTATTATTGGGAGCTTAAAATGTCCTACAAAGAGAACTTCAAAAACATTGATTTTTCTAACGTTGAAGGATGTACCCGAATTAATCACAGCAATGAGGGCGGGGGCAAGCGTTCAGATCTCGCGGCCCCTATAATCATTAACGACACTATTGAAGTGCAGTCTATGTCTGACGGCAAGCATTACACTTCGAAAAGAGCTTTGCGCCAGTCATATCGTGAACAAGGCGTAATTGAGATGGGCGATCAGCGCCCAAAACGTAAACGTGTGCAGCCAAAGGACGCTAAGGCGGATATTGAAAAAGCTTTCGCACAAATCACCTAAAGGACTGAAACTATGATAACCCAAACTGACAACCTGCCTGACGCCTCAGACGCGCAAGCCGCTAGCGAAGAAGATGCCGCTAACGAGCCTGTCAGTTTGGATAGCATGATTGATAACGCTTTTGACACTGTTGACGGCGAAATTGAAAACGGGACTGACGGCGCCAAAGCTAAACCCGCTGACCCTGTTGACCCTGAAGTGGTTGAGCTATCGCCAGAAGAGCAAGCAGCAGCAGACGCAAAAGCCGCTGAAGAGGCCGCCGCCGAAACAGCCGTCACGCTTCCTGAACGTTTCAAAGGCATTACGCCTGAAGCATGGGGAGCGGTGCCGCCTGAAGTTCAAGCGGAAGTCGAACGGATGCGGACAGAGCTTGAAGCTGGCCTTGCTGAAAAGGATGCCGCGCTTGAACCGTATCAGGGCCTTGAAGAGTTTCAGAAAATGGCAGCGGACGGCGGAACGACGCTCAAGGATGCAATGACGCATTACGCAGGGCTTGAAAATTTATTCGCTCAAAACCCTATGGCGGGCTTTCAACAGTTGTCACAAAACCTTGGCTTGAACATGCACCAAGTTGCGGCGGAAATCCTGAACGTCAATCCTAATCAACAGGCCATGCAGCAAAATCAGCAGACAATGGCGCTGAACCAAAAGATTGAGAAACTCGAAAAACAACTTGCGAAACATGATGAAACATTTACGCAACAACAAAACAGTGTTTATGAAAACCAAGTCGCGGAATTCGCGGCGGCAAACGAACATTACGCGGCTGTTGAAGATGACATGGTTATGTTTATCAACAGCGGGCGCGCAAAAGATTTGTCTTCAGCCTACGATCTTGCACTCAAACTGCACGGCCTAGAGAAGACACCAAAGGCTCCTTCAGCAGCCGAACAAGCTGAAATTGATAAGAAAGCAGCGCTGGCGGCTCAAACCCGCAAAGGAAAGCTTTCGGTGACAGGCGCGCCTAATAAGGGTTCAAAACCAAAGAAGGCGGCAAATTCACCATCCATTGACAAAGCACTCGACGACGCATTTGCGGAAGTCGGTTAATTACAGGAGGCCTTAAATGGCATTACATTCAAATGAGCGCTTACATGAAGTGTTCTCTTTGGCTCTTGAACAGCGTTCTAAAGGCTATGCGGATTTAGTATCTAGCAACAACGCCATTCTTTATTTGATGAAGAAAAAAGACGGTTTCAAGCCATTCAGCGGCCCGACTATTCGGGAACGCTTGCTTTATAATGAAAGCAAAACATACACGCGATATAGTGGCTACCAGCTTCTAAATCCAAAACCAGCAGAACTGTTCAATGATGCGGAATTCACGCCAAAGCTAGCGGCTGTAACAGTCACGCTTTCGGGTGAAGAAATCCTGAAGAATTCAGGCCCGAACCAAATCAAAGACGTTATGGCTGAAAAAATCAAAGCTGCTGAACAAGAGCTTCAAGACGAATTCTATGAAGACCTTCATTCAGACGGAACCGCTGACGGCGGCAAGCAAATAGGCGGCCTTAAAATGGCTGTTCCTTCTGTTGCCAACGCTGGCACTTACGGCGGCATTGACCGCGCTGCACATGCTATGTGGCGCACTGGCAGCTATGATGCAGCGGCGGACCCATTCGGGCACGGTGTTGGCGTCACGTCAGCAAACATTCGCCAGTATATGAGTTCTATAATCATTCCACACACTCGCGGGCGTAAATCCCCTCAATGTGTTGCGATGGGTAAAGACCATTATCAGGCGTATGAGCAAAGCGTTCAGGAAATCCAGCGTATTCAGAAGGAAGGCGGCCTTGGCTCACAGGGCTTCACTTCATTGAAGTATTACGGCGGGGGCAAGTCCATTGACGTTCTTTTAGAAAGCGGCATTGGCGGCGTTCAGGACGACAAGACTAGCTATTTCCTAGACTTCGAAGCCCTGAAGTTCCGTTTCCACAAAGACCGGAATTTCGTCAAGTTTGGCGGTAAGCAAACGCCAGTCAACCAAGACGCGGTTATTCAACACATTGGTTTCTTCGGAAACTTGACGCTGAACAATCCGCTCTTCACAGCGAAACTTCGCGGATAAGAAAGGAAACGTTATGGCTATTGCAGTCACACCTATCGCGGGCTTCGACACTGAAGCTGTTCATCTTGGAACTTCAGTTTTCGTTGCCCCTTTCAATGTTGGTACTCGCATTACAGCAGACGACGGTCACGATTATATTTATAGTCGCGCGTCCGCTGTTATCGCAGCTTCAACAGTGAGCGTTTTAACTGAACCTGATCTAACAATGGCAGCAGGCGCGGGGGACTGGACAAGTCCAGCCCATGACCTAGCCGCTGGCGATAGTGCTTGGTTCAAGAAAACAGCAATTTAAAAACAGTTTGGGGGCTTCGGCCCCCTTACCCATTCAAACAACGAAAAGGAACGCTATGGCTGAACAAGCTAATGGATGGTTTTACACCGCAGCGGTTGAAAACCCAAAGAAGACAAAAGAAAAGGGTATGCTTCAATGTGATAGCGTAACCATGATTGAAATTACTATTCCCGGCGATAATAAGCAGAAGTTTGTTGATTACGCGAATGACGAATACAAGGCGCGCTTTCCCGCCGCATGGGAAGCTTTTCAAAATGCTGAGAAAGGCATGGCCGTTGAAGGGATGCCTCTTGAAACATGGCCGCTAATGACAGCCGCTAAGGTCAAAGAATTGAAGTCAATCAACATTCACTCTGTTGAGCAGCTTGCCGAAATGCCTGACGCATTTATTCAGCGCATGGGCATTGGTTCACGGGAATTAGTTGAACAGGCTAAGGCTTACATCATTGCAGCCCAAGACGGTCCTGACAAATTAATGCGTGAAAACACAGAGCTTAAAGGCCGTGTTGAAGCCGTTGAAGAGCTTCTTAAAGCGTCTGGCGATGTTGAAAAGCTTATTGAAGAAAACAAGCGTCTACAGACTGAAATCGAAACGCTGAAGGCCGCACAAGTCAATGTCGAAATGCCTGACGAAGAAAAAGCCGAGCAAGAAGCTGAAGCTGTTGCCGCCGCTGAAAAGGCTGAAAAGGCGGCACTTCGCAAACAGGTCGAAGCCAAGACGGGGCAGCCCGTCAAAGGCAACCCGTCCATTGAAACTCTGAAGAAGGCTTTAGAGGATTAATCAATGACCGTGCTGACCGTCATTCAAGCAGTTTGTAAAAAGATTGGGCTAGATGTTCCTAGCGCAGTCTATGGCTCAACAGAACGCGAACACATAGAATTAGCTGAAATGGCTAATGAAGTCGCTGAACGCATTGTTGAGCATCACGACTGGAAACGCTTGGCGGTCTTGCACAAATATGTAGGCGATGGAACGGCGGAAAAATTCGACCTTCCCGCCGACTATGATCGAATGATTTCGAACGGCAAGGTGTGGAATAGCAGAACGAACAATCCTGTTTCCGCCCTTAGTCTCGAAGATTGGCACTCACGCCAAGTTCGCGGCTTTGATGTTTATTCGGCTTATATTATTATAGATGGTAAAATGTGCATTCAGCCCGTCATGGCCGTTGGTGAAGAGACAAGCTTTTTCTACACCAAGAGAACTTGCGTAACGGGCGTGGTCAATGGCGTTTCAGTTGGCTCACATTGTTTTACGGCAGACGACGACGAATTTGCATTGCCTGAACGCTTATTACGTCTTGGCATCATTTGGCAGTGGCGCGAAAGCAAAGGCCTAGCCTACGCTGAAGACATGCAGAACTATGAAATTGCGCTTGCTAAAGAGGTGAAGTCAGACGGCGGAACGCGCATGATTAAAATCGGCGGTTCACGCCTTCGCGGTTACAAGGTTGGTTATCCAAGGACAATCACTTAATGCGAACAGCCCTTAACAGAAACAAAGCCTTATCAAGAGAGAAAACCTTTAACGCCCCCGTTAAGGGTTGGTTTCTTTCTGCCAACAGGGGCGCAATCGTGCCTGACAGTGCGACGGTCTTAGATAATTGGGTGTGCGAGGTTGACGGCATTAGGGCGCGCGCAGGAACAACAGGTTTCGGAAAGATTGCAGGCGTCGTGCAAAGCTTGTTCACTTACGAGAACGGCACAAATCAAAAGTTATTTGCAACAGATGAAACGGCCATTTATGACGCCAGCGCCCCCGCTGACGAAAACACAAACCTAGCCCCATTGGTTGCAGGCCAAACAAGCGGGCGATACTCAACAGCGACCATGACGAATGCGGGCGGCGTTTTCTTAGTCGCGGTAAATGGATCAAATGCAGCGCAGATTTATGACGGCAACAATTGGGCGACAACGCCAGCCATTACGGGCGTTAATTCGGCTGACCTGTCAAACGTTTGGAGCTATCGCAATCGGCTCTTGTTTATTCAGAAGGACAGCTTGAACGCATGGTTCTTAGGGACCGAAAGCGTTGGCGGCGCGGCTCAACAGATTGCCCTTGCCGGCGTATTCGAAAAGGCTGGTTCTTTAGTCTTTGGCGCAACATGGTCGCTTGATGCGGGCGACGGCGTTGACGATCTTTGCGTATTTGTGACGGACAGAGGCGAAGTCGCAGTTTATCAGGGCGACAATCCCGCTGACGTGAACAACTGGTCTTTATCTGGCGTGTATGACATTGGGCCGCCTTTAGGCCCTGAAGCCTTTTACAGCGTCGGCGGTGATTTGCTGATTGCGACTGAAGAGGGTATTATTCCAATTTCGTCAGCTATCCAAAAGGAACGCACGACGCTTTCATTGACGGCTTTAAGCTTTCCTATCGAACCAGCTTGGCGCGCCGCCGTGAATAAACGCCGGACATTGTGGAACCTGACAAAGTGGCCTTCAAAGAATTACGCTGTTGTGAGCTTTGCTGACGACTTAACGCTTGTAAATGAACAATTCGTCGTAAATCTTGAAACAGGGGCTTGGTCGCGGTTCACGGGTTGGGAAATGCAGTCTATTGCCATATTCAAGGGCAATATGTACTATGGCAATTCTCAAGGCCGTATCATGCAGGCTGAAAGCGGTGGCTCAGACGACGACGAGCCATATTTTGCGACCATGATAGGAGACTATGACCATTTAGGCGCTCCAGCGCGTGAGAAGGTCGCAAAAATGGCGCAAGGTGTGTTCATTTCCAGCCTGAAGTTCAATCCCCGGCTAAGCGTTACAACAGATTTTAAAAACCAAGCAGGGATGCCGCCCGATGTTGCGCAAAGTGCAAGCTCTAGCTTTTGGGACGTTGGACTATGGGACGGGGCGGCATGGGATGGATTGGAAGCCCGTCAAATCACGTCAAAGTGGGTTTCAGCGTACCGCGTCGGGCAATACTTAGCGCCTAAAGTTGAAATCGCCTTTTCCAGCCCTATCGAACCATTCGTTCAGCTAATCGCATTCAATTTGCTTTATGAAATGGGGGCAACGTCTCAATGAAGTTGCTTTATGGACATAATAAAGCTGTTGCAGATTTCGTTTCAAAGCTCGCTCCACACTGTGAAGCGGGCTTTGGTAATTGTACGGGAATTGGCGTAATTAATAACGACGGCTTACTTGTCGGCGGCATGGTTTATTCTGGTTATGACCCTATAGCTGGCACGATTGAAATGAGCGGAGCGGCCATAAATAAACGATGGTTGACAAAGAAAACTCTTTACGCATTCTTCGAATACCCTTTTGAACAGATAAATTGTCAAATGGTTTTCATGCGAAATGCGGCAACGCAGGCATCACTTCACCGCATGTTACGGGCTTACGGGTTTGAAGAATTCCTGATTAAGCGCATGTACGGACGTGAAGAAGATGGTCATTTGTGGACGCTCACAGATGACGACTGGAAACAGAATAAGTTTATGAAAGGGCGTAAAAATGTCTAAGCCAAAGGCTCCCCAAGCGCCGGACCCGCGCGAAACAGCACAAGCCCAAACAGGCACCAATGTTGCGACGGCCATAGCGAATGCAAGTATTAATCAGGTGGACCAATACACGCCTGACGGCTCAACAACTTACAATCAAACAGGAACTTCAACGTTCCGCGACCCGACAACAGGCGCAAGCTATCAAATTCCGCGCTATTCAGTGACGCAGCAGCTTAGCGAAGGTCAGCAGCAGATTTATGACAACAACCAAGAGGCAAGTCAGAACCTTTCACGCATTGGGGCAGATCAGACGGACTTTCTAAGCGGCTACCTTTCACGCCCTATAAGCTTTGACAGTCTGCCGAGTAGAGCGGGTATAAATTCGAACGCTGGTCAGCTTCAAAGCGGCTATCAACAGGAAAACCTTCAGCGCATTCAGGGGACAGGCCCGAACTTTAGCAACATGGCAACGAATGCTGGATTGCAAAGAACGGGGCAAAACCAACCGCAACTTCAGAACGGCTATCGAGCGCAAGGCGTGTCAAATGATACTAACTTTGGTCAGCAGTCAGGTGATGCAAATCTACAGCGCAGCACGGGATTTAACCCTCAATTCCAGCAAGGTTACAATACAGAGCAACTTCGCGGCGTCGGCGGCGAAACGCCTAGGCTTCAGCGTCAAACTGGTTCAGCGAACCTTCAGACAGATATTGACCGCACAAATTTGCAGGGCGTGAATGGCGAAACGCCGCAATATCAG